CTTCTTTTACTGTGAAAGATGAAACTCCCGATTGGAAAGTGCAGACATCTGAATGGAACGTTGAAGATAGCAGAGCTTGGCGTACAGAAGATACAGACAAGTTCTTTTATGAAATAGAGGAGAAAAAAAATGATTAGTAAATTAAAAAATAAAGCTTTTCATTACTGGCACAATCACAAGATTGAATCTCTTGTGTTTATAGTTTTGATAGTAGCTTTAATAGTAAAGTAGAATTATGGAGACAGCCAGGATGAATTATTATTTTACAGGTTTACTAATTGTAATGTTAGTTGTCCTGGCTTTCTGCGGAGGACCACATGCCCAATAAACCACTCAACATATCTGAGGAGGCTGCCGTGCAGATGCCAATGAAGACGGTTGCTAGTTTGATAATTATCGTGGCACTCGGCACCATGGGTTACTTTCAGATTGTAGAACGTCTTAACATTGCAGACACAAAACTAGAGTTGATGAATGCAGATGTAGAACAAAACACAGAGTTTAGAATTAAGTGGCCACGAGGCCAAATGGGATCACTGCCCGCGGATTCCGAGCAGTACATGATGTTGGAAGATCTTTACAAGACTACCGATCGTATTAACAAACATGTCGAGGACATGGCTTTAAATAAAGTAAACATTGAGTTTTTAACAAAGCAGATGGACAAGGTTTTAAATGATATTGAAAAACTTAAAGACGCAAACAGAGAGATAAAATACAATGGCAACGGGACGTATAACTAGAAAAGTTTTGGACTATATAGCTGAGATAAACAGAACAGCAAAGCAGATGAACTATTTAAAAGAATTAAAAAAATCTGTGGAACATGGTAAGAATGGAACACAGAAGTATGTTATTAAAGAAGGTGAGAATAAGGGTAAAATATTATGATTGAAACTGTAGTGGCTCTTCTTATGTTTGTAAACGCAGAAATAAAGGAGGCACGTTTGCAGGTTGATGGCATGGCACAATGTTTACGTGGTAAGCGTCAGGCTGAGAGACAATATTCAGAATCTGTAATGTATAAATGCTGGAAGGGTTCTGCAGAATTAGAGGATAATATTGATGGCTCAAAGTCGATCAAGAAACTCATCATCGAATAAAGTAGCAAAGTATTTGAAAGATAGACGTTATCGTCAGATTGTGATAAAGAATAAGAAAGCATATGACAGGAAAAAAAATTCAATGGAGATTTACCCCAGAGGTAGTTAATGGTGTATGTCCTACATGTGAGGAAGATACTTTGTTAGTTTCCATTACTACACAATATTATAGATGCGTAACTTGTGGTACAGATTTAGAACAATATATCAATGGTAAGATAATTTATATGCCCACTTTAACAGGTAAAACATCACAATCTGAAGTAGAAAAATTTTTGAAAGATGGCTAGACAAAAATTTATACACTTCGTTCCAAGACCAAAACCACGAAAACGTCCACGACGTCACAAGAAAAGCCTTAACAAATCAGAGAAAAGAGATCATAAACCTTATAATCGTCAGGGCAGAAAACAATAGTTGACATTTATTTTTAAATGATTATCCTATAGTTATGAAAGAAAAAATAATAACTATAAAAGTAAACGGTGTTAGCTCTAAACAATGGTCTAATCTATTGATTGAATTAAACTTAGTAAAGAAAGCGTGGAAACCATATGGTGTCGATATGCATTTGTCAGCACCAGGATTAAGATCTGTTTTAAACTGGGGGACTAAAGTAAATGATTACACAAGACCAACTAGACAAGTTAGCAAACGAGTACAACAAAACAAAAGATCCAAAGCTTAAAAAAAGTTAAGGAGTGGGAGAATGGAATTAATACTTCTAAACGACGGATTGTATCAGTTGGTAGCTGTTACAAAAGAGATGATGGAGGGTATATCATTATTGGCAGAAGTCGATTGCTTTGATCTTTGTGATATACTTCGACTACATCTAACCACGTATCACGAACCATGGAATGTGCACATCATGAATGATGACACTGGACATTTCTATGGTTGTATCTGTAGATAATACACCTACCCTTGAGAGGGAAATATAAGGGTAGGTAATGGTGAGAAGATATTCACGCATTATCATTTAAAATATTTAAAGTCAAATAGTATCTGCAGGAGTACAGTAGAATTTTATAAACATATTATATTTATTAACATCAGTATGCCCCAGTTCTTCCATTTTTATAATAGATTGTTTATATCCTTCCATCAAGCAATCGTATTGTGAGTCAAATGTGGTAGGCCATGGATATGGATCCATGCAAGCACCAGCAACCTGTGAACAAATGATCATACTTAATAAAATTTTCATTGACAATCCTACATAATACCCTATATTATTTGTGAAAGGAAACAAGACATGACAGATATGACTAAATATAGAAATGTTTCTCTAACAAAAGAAACATATAAGGTTTTAGAACAGTTGTCGAAGGTTATATTGCCTGATGCCAAACTGTCTATATCTAAAACAATTGAATCAATAGCAAATGAAAAAGCAAAGAAGTTGAACGGTAAATTAAAGAAAGAATAATGAAAAAGAATAGAAAGAAAATAATTTGTAGTAATTGTAAAGGAAATGGTTTTATTGTTATTAACAAAGACTGGAAAAATGTTAGACAATGCTGGATTTGTGAGTCTCGTGGAGAGGTTTATGAGGAAGAAAAACTTGATTTAAAAAGCATGAAAGTAAGAGAGGAAATAAATATATGATAAAAGAAACTGAGATAGCTTATCTAGCTGGACTATTTGATGGTGAAGGGTATGTTAGTTATAAAAAGTATCCAAAGAAAAGATCTAATAACAAGAAGCCTTATCAAACATGGAACATACAAATGGAAGTATCCATGACAGATAAATCTATTATTAAATATATGCACGAAACTTTAGGAGTTGGTTCGGTAAACAAAAGACCTCCACACAAAACATCCATGGGTAAAAAAATGCAATGGCGTTGGAGATGTGGATATAGAGATGCTTATAAAGTTTGTGTTTTATTTTGGCCATATTCACATATTAAATTAGAGAAGATACAAAAAATTATAGAACATTATTCTCAAGGTGAAGAAGCAGAGAATATTGTTGACTTAAACTTTTATAAAAAATCTAGATTACAATGAGAAGTGAATTAGAAAACTTAATATACTTTGCATCATTTATTGATGCGGAAGGGTATATAGAGTATGCTGTGCGACCAAAGAAAAATCAAAAAGGAAAAATATATAATTCTCATTTTGTAAAAATAGAGGTAACTAATACTGACTTTGATATAATTTATTCGATGAAAGAATTTTTTAAAGATGGTTATACTTATATATGTAAACCTCGTAAGACTGCAAAAGGTCGAGACACCAAACCCATTATAAGATATATTGTTCAATACTTTCAAGCGTATAAGATATTAAAGAAAGTATTACCTTACATGCGTCAGAAAGAAAAATTAGATAAGATTAATAAAATAATTTGGTGGTATGAAAATGAAAACATGCAAGCAGTCCACCGAGTTCGTAAGTATCAAAGAGAACTAAGTAGGTATCACCACTAATGATGTTTAAATTTTACATATGGGTTATGGGTTTATCTGGTAAAATAAATACTTGGGCCTGGAATAAACAAGTAGATATTGTAAGAGCTAATCAACGTAGGGATGAGGAAGAGTATCTAAAAGAATTAAAAAAGAAATTATGATAGGTATGTTTTTCTTTGGTATGGGTGCAACATTTATTGGTGCGCTTATTGTTTGGTTTGTAATAAATAAATTTGTGGTGAAAGATGATAAAAAAACTAGATAAATATAAATATGTCACTGGTAAACAAATAACGGGTGACGAATCACGGATCTATGATATAGCAGGATACCGTTTACCAAGTGTCACAACGATACTGGATAAAACAAAAGATAAATCATTTTTAACTCGATGGAAGGCTAAAGTTGGAGAACAAGAAGCAGAACGAATCAAGAATCATAGTAGTAGGCGGGGAACTGCCATGCACAAATTCATTGAGTCTTTTGTGGAAGGAGTTGGCTACGATGATCTTACAACAATCGGACAGGAGGCGAAGCCCATGGCCGAAAAAATTATTGAAGTGGGTCTTGCTCCAGTGGACACGTACCTTGGATCAGAGATCATGTTATATTATCCTGGGCTATATGCTGGGTCTACTGACTTGGTATGTATTCACAATGGTATGGAAACTATTATAGACTTCAAGCAAGCTAACAAGCCCAAGGATCAGCGATGGATTACTGATTATTACTTACAAATTTCAGCATATGCCATGGCTCATGATTATGTATACGGTAGCCAGATTCAACAAGGTATTATCATGGTTTGTACACCAGACTTATACTTTCAGGAATTTAGGTTCACGGATCATGAATTAAGGCGTTATAAGCACGAGTTTTTAAAAAGGCTAGACATGTACCATGAGATCAAGTTTGACGAAAAGGAGCAGGCTCAGGTGCCTTTAAAAGGCCTTTTTGAAGAGGAGATAGCAAAGGAGAAAAAAGATGAATGATCAACTTAGAAACGTTCTAAACTGCAGATATCAGGCAGAAATAGAAGACGCCAAGTATAAGATAAAATGTTACAGTGAACAGGAACTAATAATCCCTGAACATCCAGATATTACTGGAGAAGTAGATAAATTACTAATGAAAATAGCTGAGGCAGAAGACAAAATGGCAGTAATGGATCTACATTATGGCAAAAATAAGACAAAGACATTGTTATAAGAGATACTACAGATAAATTACACACACTTAAAAAAAACATGAAAAGTTTTTGTCTTTTTGTCAGAATGAGTTAAAAGTGTTGGTATTACTAGCTAAAGTAGTGACAAAAATAGTGACATAAACAGTTTTAGTGACATAAATTTATGTCATATTACAGTAAATATTAATACAGGAGTGCCTTCGCGCGCGCGTAAGACCGTTATCTTATAAGTGATTTATCTGGTACATCTCTTATAGAGATGCTATAGAATGATATGCCTAGGAAAAGAAGAAAAGCCGTTGCCTCAACTATAACTCCCGACATACCTTATCCGAAAGTCCGAGTGGAGTGGATCGACTGTGTGAGCGATTCGGGCTGGGCTACTGAAAAAGAGTTCGATAGAATGAAATTAGCAAGACCAATTAATGAGGGTTGGCTGTATGAAAAAACAAAAGAACATATTAAACTATTTGCCTCTTATGACAAAGACAGTGATGAGATCAGCTTTGGGGATCGGACAATGATTCCTCGTCAGTGGGTAAAGAAGATTCAGAAGATATAACTTCGGATTCACCCTCAACAGTTTTAGCATTTAACAATGGTGCGTAATCCTCTAATATTTGTTTCATTTTGTTTTCTAGTTCTTGCTCTGATAAGTCCTCGAGCTTTCCTGTTTTTATTATTTTCCTGTCTATGTATAGTCCTGCCGCTTTGCCTCTATTTGTCTCTGCGTTTACAGCGGAAGAAAAAGAACCTTTTTTAAGAGCCATTTCTTTGATACGATCCAGTTCTGCAAGGTGTCCATCAAATGTCACCATATATTTTTGTATCTTCTCTTCTCTTAATTTACCAATGTAGTCTACAACTAAAGGATGTAATTTAGGATTGGTTAACTCATAGCCCTCTTGTCTACAACGATTAGGACTAAATCCTGCCTGTTTTGCGGCTTCTGTTTTTGTCACTGCCTTACCGTCTTTGTCACCAAATACAAGTATTTCAGCAAACTTTCTTTGCATTTCTGTCAGTCTTTTAGGTACGCCCATATTTGACAATTTAAGCTAACTATCCTATATTGTCAATCATGAAAGTTCATAGAACAACATCAGAATTGCATGATACCATTGAAGGATATAAAACTTTAGTTGAAGAGCAAAGAAAAGAGATATGGCAATTAAAAAAAGTTGTATCTGAAAATGAAATAAACAAAAATCTATTGCATGGTTATAAAAAAGTGATAGAGGATTTACAAGACAGGTTGAATAAAGTTAATGTACGTTAAGCACCTGCAAGAGTATTTAGATAAGTTTACTGAAGGACAACAAGGTCGTAGAGGTAATGCAGTCAGTGATGCAAAGATATATATCATGACTCGTAAAGGCTACCTAGAGGAGATCAAACGGATTGAAGTTCACCAAAGTAATAATCCGATGGATACCTCTTTGCGAGTTGTGTTGAAACCAAACCGAGAAGAAAAATTAATTTTACCACCTGGTTATGTAAGAGACTATTAACTAGGAGAAAACCCAATGCAATGGGGCCAGAAGCTAAACTATATAAAAAACTTAAAAACATATCTAAAACTATTTCTTGGATTCGAATTGAGAATTATAGCTTACTTGGGACTCCTGATTTACTGGGGTATAATGCTAACAGCTACTTTTTCACAGTAGAATTAAAGGTATCAAAAGGCAAGAAGGTTCGCCTGTCTCCTCACCAAATATCATTTCATGTTAAGCACCCTAAGAATACTTTTATCTTGGTTGAACATAAAGATAAGCATTTATTATTCGAGGGTCATCAATCGCTTGCGCTTGTAGATTCTGGATTGTCTTCTTCGCTTGAGCCTGTTGCTTCCTCGCTTGAAGATTCGGTATCTTTTTTGTCATCGCTTGGTGGTTGATTCTTTTTGAGTTCTTTATAATATTTTGGATGTTTAAACGTATGTGTCACTTAATCTTCCCACACATCATCAATTACAAATCCACTACCATCATTTGAGTTTTGTAATTCATCCCATTTTTCTACTGGAATTTTTTCTGCTTTTTTAATTGCATCTTTACTATCTTTAGCTTGTACGTTTATTTCATACTGTTCGTAAACTGTATAACCACCTATAACTTTATAATTTTTCATGCTACCCCCAATCTTTGTAATACATCTGCCTCTTGATTTGT